TATAGTAGCCACGATTACTCACCACTTCCCTTTTTCGCCTTGTTCATATGGATTGATTTGCGCCATTACCAACCTCTCCCCTAGCTTGTCCCCTAGCTTGTTGCTCCTATGGTTGCCGCAACCTGAATATCCACACTTGCATCATTCGCCGGTTCTTCCGTAGACGCTACTCTTGCTCTGGCCCAGAAGATTGTATTTGTTGCACCGATTTTTGTTAAGAAATCCAGCGGGTCTCCCCAATCTTCAGCCGTCCCTGGCTGTCCACTATTGTCAGGAGCAAGCTGCCACATCGTTACTTTTTCTGAATCTACAATACTGATTCGCGCATGGCGTGAAGAATCTTCAACTGTTTCGTAGCCAGGATCACAACGCACGGCAAGTTTAATCCAGTTTCCTTCCGCGTAACCTGATTCAGGTACTTTGATTGCGCCGGATTCGATAGGGTTTAGACCTGTGCTACTTGAAACAAGTGTACCGTCTGTGCCTCCTGCGGTTGGGTTATTTTTATAAATCTTGATTTTGCTTCCAGCCATTTATAATCACTCCATTTCTTGGATTTTCAAAACCCTAATCTTCGCCCAGGTTTCACCGGGCAAGTGGTCGATGTTGACGTTAGCCATCGGCGATCACCTTCTCACAGATTAGTTCAACCATTTCGCTCTTAGCCGGATTAATGTAGGTGCGTATTACTTTGTATTTAACGCTGTTACATTCAACTTTAACTTGGCCAGTATATTCGTTGGCCCAAATTATGAAGGTCTTTTCAGGCCTCAAACCGGCAACGGCTGCGTTGTAAAATTCAGACTGTCTGATGCCGGTTTCCTCGGCCCATACCTCATTTGTTGTTTCAGTCTCCACTTGATTGCCAATATCATCATCAGTCACAGTAATTGATACTAACTTAATCTTGAGATTCTGCAATATAATCACCTGCCAATGATAGGGCTTGCATCAAGCCGGTATAAGCTTTACAATACTGCTCGCCCTTGCCCATGTAGTCTTGCTGCCATCGGCAATATAGCTTGACTGCTTTAACGATTAAGGGCTGGGACTGATCACTTGTATCAATCCCAACCCTTTGTAAATCCATCAAAGCGGCGTCAATGTCGCCCTGCAGGTCAATATCAAGTGCGTTATTAGAAATTCTAAGGTTTTCTTTTACTGCTGCTAACATCACCGCCACCTCACTTAAACGATAATATACAGATCTAGCGATTTAGCGGTTGCCGATGCCTGATAGGTATTATCCTCATAAGCAGTAGTGGATACTGCCCAGGTACCTCCGCTTTCAGCAGTCGTGCCGCTATTATAGGCTTTGATAGTCGTGTCATGCGGCAACTTAAAGGGTACGCCCAGTTTTACACCATAACCAATGTCAACAGTTACGGTATCGCCACCCATAGCGGGTATTTCAACCTTCGTAACGCTTGCAAAAGCCTTACTCCCGGTAACGCTTCCAGCCGTACCAACTGTAAATGCAGGTAATTCCTCTGTAATTTCTTCACCACGCATATTCAAACCGGTGATTTTCACTTTTACGGCAAGTATTTCAGCTGCAGTAGTGGCCGCCACCGTTGCGGTTAAGTTTCGGGCACAGGGCGGCGCACTAAAACCCGTTTCTACTAAAGTAGCTTCGTCACTGCACTTGATAGCTTTGATTACTCCATCGGTATCAGCCGCACAGTTTTGCGCGGCTGACCATGCCAGGTGGGCAATAAAGCCTCTATCTACAAGCTCAAGGCCAATAGTTTGGCCCATTTCGGGATTATAAGCAGGTAATACCATTAATTCGTACCTCCTTAGCTAGATTTTTTAACCAGGGTAACAAGAGAGTTCTTATCGACCACTTTGCCGTCTACCAGCATAATAGCCTTTGTGATCTGGTCGTCGGTATCGTTGTCCTCATACTTCTTAATGGTCATTTGCAGGTTGGTATTGAGGACATAATCCTTCGGGTTAAACAGGAACGCAAAGGTTGTAGCAGCAGTTGGGGCTGCAGCGTAGTTACTCATATAATCGTTGAGGATTACGGGCCGACCCAGCAGCGTTCTTTCTGGTCTGCCAGCTATCCCATAAGTCACTCGGGCGATAGGCTGTCCTTCTGCATCAACCATACCTACAAAGCAGTTCATGAAGGTGTGTTTAGTCATAAACCATACAGCACCGTTTTCATAAGCCAATGGCAGGGCTGCCTCAGCGGCTAATAACTTATCAAAAGTAACCCTGCCCGCTTTGGTAATCTCAATCTTTTGACCGTCCGCAGGGGTTTCTGCCAAAATACCGGTCGGCTGATAATCGTTGCCACCAGTGCCGCTGATGATGGCCTGCTCCAGAGCCTTAGTCATGGCCTCAACCACATTGTTAATCAAGGTGGTCTCGAAGATGGCCAGGGTGACAGTATCAACTTCCAGGGATACGGACACAGCGCAGCGCAGCTTGTAATAATTAAAGGTTACGGATCCAGTGGGTTTGTTCTGCTTGGTAGAACCTGACCCCTCGGCCACCCAAGTTGCAGTCGGTTTAACGCTAGAAGTCGGGATAGCCAAGCCGCCCTTGTAACTGGTACGGGTGACTAGGGGCAGGATCATGCCGGTGGCTTCCATCTTCTCGACAATTTTTTCCATGACCGGGGCGGGGATCACATGGCCCACATCGGTGGTTTTGGTATTGGCATCGGTGTTTAATAAATTGGCCGGAATAGGCTCACCGGCTAAAACATTGCGCATGAACGCATTGCGGTATTCCAGGCTTGCATACAGGTTGTCTTTCGTAATAACTTCGGTGGTCATGTTCTCTATCACCTTTCCTTCCACAGTAGTAATCTTGTTTTCCAACGGGGTTACGGTGGTCTTGTCCTTCAGCGCATTTATGTTTGCCTGGGCCTTACACATAGCGTCATACTGCGCTTCCAGATCCTCTACGTCTTTCATTTTGTCCTCGTATTCTTTTAGTTGCCCAGCGTCAACAAAAGCCTCTGCTTCAGCCAGCAACGCGGTTCTTTGTTCTTGGTATTCCTGTTTAGTCATCGAGTATTTCTCCTCTCTTTCTCATTAAATTTATTTTTGCTTTTGCCTGAGACTTTTTGGCTAAAAGCAAATCCGCCTGATCTTCAAGCGGATTGGGGCTCTTGACGATGTTTCTGACTTTATCTATCACCGACTGGGGTATCAAAGGTGTCTGATAAGCTGCCACCAGTTTCAAATTCTGGTTTTCAGCTATCTTGTCAATCAGTCCCTTGTCTACGGCTTGCTGAGCGGTTAGCCAGGTTTCCTGATCCATCATCGCCAGGGCTTCCTTCTCACTCATGCCGGTTTTTGCCATGTAGGCCGCAGCGATTGACTTATTGGCTGTCTGCAGCACATCGCTGCTTTTATCCATGACGTGATAGTCCCCCTGAGCCCTGCCTGATACGTTATGTACCATGAACATAGCCGTAGGCGATATATCGCTTTTACCGGCGCAAGCAATCACACTAGCTGCCGATGCAGCAAAGCCGACAACATGAATATTGACCTCACCTTTGTAACTTCTTAAGGCGGAGTATATTTCAGACCCGGCAAAAATGTCTCCCCCTCCGGAGTTTATATACACTTCCAGGGGCTCCCCATTGGCCTGGTCGATTAACTTGTTTACATCGTTAGGGCAGGTCGCATCATACTCAAACCATTCGTAGATCCACTTATCGTCATTACTGACGATCGTGCCTTTTATGTCGATTCTCAACCTTTACCACCTCCTTTGACCACGGCTGTATCAAGCCGCCGGATAGGCTCATCGCCGCCACTCACGGGCACTAGATTAAATACTTCACGCCATTCATTAGGCGTTAGGGCGCCTCGGTCAACCATCTGAGCCAAGTTTAGCTTAGTCTGCATACTGGCCGTGGCCAGGTTAGCCGCCTCGAATAGTATCCGATTCCCGAATCCACGTTCTCTCCGACTGAATAGCTTCCGGGTAAATTCATTGCTAAGTTCAATTACCATCGGCTCAACCTCGGCCTCGTAATAAGCGTTCCACCCGTTTTCATCGTAGTCACTCTGGACTATTTTCTGGTTGGTGTTAAACAGTGAATAAATGCGCTGCGTGGTCTTGTCCATCTGCGTGGCATTGGGAACATAGTCTTTAGGATCGATTTGCTGGGCTTCTGCCTTGGCATCTGTAGCAGCCACCCCGGTCCCGGAGTTTTCTATACTGAGAAAGTTTGTTGCAAAATCCGTCGCCCGGTCTTTCAGATCCTCGGGGCGCATTGTCGAGGTAAATTTAAGCAGCCACCGAATGATCCCACCATTTTTAATGGCTTTGACTATGCCCTGGTCGGTAGTGGTGACTATCTCCATCAGTGGGGCCAGCGCCGGAGCTATTGGATCTCCAAAAATATCGTTGTTATTGAAATCCTGCCGCAAGTGGATTATGTCAGCATAAGGGAAGGTATATATTTTCCCGTTTGCAAACATGAATTTTAGATACAGCGTATACTTCTTGTCGTAAATCGCCTCAGCTGACACTGCCGGGATAGGATAGATCTCGGTTGGATACCCGAACTCATCCCGGATAATAAGAGCAAAAGCATTATTATTGAGAACCAATTGGGACGCCAGCTTCTCCTGCAGCTTCTGCCCGGTCATGTATGGATTCGGCTCTTCTAGTAGAAATCTGATGTAGGGCTCCGGATTGACTTCTAGCTTTCGGCTGCCGTCTTTCTGGATGGTCTGCCGCACATGCTTTGCCACCAGCTTTCCTATAGCCTTTACTTTAGGCCGCATAGCCGCCCGGACGATATCGGACTGATAAATCTTGCCATTCCAGGCATAAAAGCCATTCCCTCGCTCAGTCACCAATTGATATTTAGTTTGTTGTGTGGGTTCCTTGTTCCGTAATCGGTCAAACAATCCTATGGAATTCACCCCCTTAAATCAGGCTTTGATACTCAGCCAGCCTATCCTGTAACACCACATAGGCGTTTAACAAGGCTGCTGTGCCATCAATGCGTTTAGTTCGCTTAGATGTCTTACATGGCTGTATATTGCCGTTTTTATCCTCCTCAATTGCTGTGTTCGCCAGGCACCACTTAGTGATAGGGTTATTGTTGTAGTTTACAAGTTTACTTTCCAAGTCAACGCCCAGCTGCTGCATAGGACTGGATAAAGTTTTCTTACCTTGGATAACCGGGATCATAGATTCTTTCCCAAAGGTTCCCTTCATTTCTTCAACCCAGTAGGTAGCTGACCAGCTATCATAACCTACCCATGGGATATAAATATCGAGTTCATTCTGTACTTCCAGAAACCACTCGGTTACATACTTGGCATGAACCTTGTTGCCCGGGCAAGTCCTGACCAGGCCTTGTTCAATCCAAAGGTCATAGGGAATCTTATCTTCCTTGACCCTCTGCTCTACTAACTCCTCAGCTATCCAGTACATACCCAAAGCGTATATGTGCCGGTCCCCTGGCACCATAAAAATAACGGCTGCCGCAGTCAGGTCGGTTGTACTTGATAGGTCAGCGCCGCCGATCCCGTACCTGGGCCGTAATTCCGCCAGGTCAAAAGTATCGGTATTGTTCAACTGTTCAAACGACAGCCAGGCCTCGGAGCTGGTCTCCCGGATATTAAATTCTTTACAGACCAGGTTTTTTACCAGAGCCGGATTAGCCTGGGCTTTTTTCACCTTCGCTGTCAGCTGCTCAAGGCTCTTAATGGTTCCTAACCCTGGGTTTGCCTTCTTCCAGCAAGCCGGGTCAATCCACTCTTTGCGGTTGTCCAACTCATAGATAAAAGCTATAAAATGTTCATCTTTATAGCCGTTCTCGTCGAAGTAGCCATTGATTACTCTTTCGGCTTCTTCGTACTTCTGATCATATAGATCTTCTCGTATCGTTCCAGCTGTTGAAGTCATATAAATAAGCGGCTGCTCTCTGGCACTGGTACCATCGGCAATTATGTCATATAATGCTTTTCCTTGCTTCCACTGGTGGATCTCATCCATGAGACCTCCGGAAACATTCAACCCATCAAGGGTGTCACTATCACTGGCCAGCGGCTTAAATACACCATCATTGAAGTCGCTCACTAATTCGGCAACCAAGGCCTTGATCCGCTTACGCAATGCCGGCGACTTGTTCCGCATACGCCTTGCTTCGCCCCAAATAATTTTTGCTTGGTCACGCTTGGTTGCCACTGCGTACACTTCGGGTCCTGGCTCATTGTCGCCAACTAATAAATACAGACCAACGATAGAGGCTAACAAAGACTTCCCATTTTTCTTGCCGACTATGAGTAATGATTCCCGGTACTTTCTGCATCCGGTAATATCTATGAATCCAAAGACCGTGGCTAGGTGTGCTTTTTCCCAGAGTTCAAGCCTTACCGGCTTCCCGCCCTCTTTGCCTTTGGAATGCTTGCAATAATTTTCTCCAAATTCGATTACATGGTTAGCTCGCTTCGGGCTGTAGTAATATTCACTGCTGTTATCAGTCAGGTCATGGACAACTTTCTTATAGGTCTTTCTAACCTTCTCACTGACTACTTCTTCACCGCTCTGTATCTTCGCCCAGTATTCAAGGATAGGGTTATAGTCTAGCGGGTATTTAATCATCTTCCCGACCACCTACAAACGCATCAAAGCCATCATCCTCGGGCTTCGGCTCGTCTTTAGGCAGTAAGTCAGTGAGCTGTTTTATGATTTTCTGGTAGCTGGTGTTCATGGTATTATATAAATCTGCTACCGGCCGCTTACGTTCGTAAGGATCCTGATCCTTCCCTTGCTGGAACATCTCTACAAAACCATTCTCATCCAGGTCTTCTTCAAAATCATCCAAGGTGGCGCGCATGAAAGCAGCTCTTTGGATCAGGCCCTGAACAGTCTGTTTTTTTTTATCCTCTATGTTTTTGTAAATCCGGGTAAGTCGGTTCTTTTCTTTTTTAATCCGCTTAGCTTTTTCCATCCGTTCTCACCTCCTCAGAGAAATACCTAAATAAGACCGTTTTTTTTAAGGGAGGGGGGACTGTAAAATACTCTGCGTATTAAACGGACCTCCCCTGCCCGGTCCCCGTAGGGTTGACAGTTATTTCAAAATGGGGGGGGTCACCTCCACCGGTTGCCCCGATGCATCAAACCTACACCTACAGTCATCCTTGTTTACAAAGTGCGCCTCCTCATAATCGTGACAGCGCTTACAGACATACTTCAGATGCTCATGGTTTAATGCTACATCAGGATCAGTTATGTTTGCCGGAGTCAGTAGAATCTTATGGTGGACTATATGCCCCAACTGCTCTTGGCACTCTTCACACAGCCCGCCATCAAGCGCTACCCGCTCAGCTATATATGCTGCCCTGCATTTCTGCCAGGCCGCCGATTTGTAAAAGGCTTTCGCCCAGTCTTTCGCCATCCGCTACTCGCTCCCACCCCTGCTACAATCATACGCATTGGCCCGCCGCACTACCAGCTGGCCCCGCAATGCACGCAGCGGACTTCCCCGTTAAAACCTAATTCTTGCAACAAAAAAGATAGCCGCCCGCCACATGGACAGACAGCTATCAGTTATTTTATACCATATTGTCAAGAGCTTGTCAACTATCTCCGTAAATCCCAATCCACTGCTTTTTCTTCGCCGGCTTCTTCCGCTTCCTTCCCTTACTGCTGCCACCCTTCTTCCGCACCGTGTTGCCTTGGCAAGCTGTAGCCTGGGTCGGTGGATCCCGTTCCTCTTGAGGCCATTCGCAGCCGTGCCCCGCCGGGCAGCAGAACCCTTCGCCAGGCGTAAATACCATCGACCTTCCGCATTTATCACAGAGTCGCATCTTTGGCTTTATTCCAACGGACTCAAGATTCGCATCGGAGAAAAAGGCCAATTCTACCCCTCCTCTCTAGCTCTCATCCCTTCTCTATATCTCGTAACACCCTGGCATCTTTTCCCTCTCTTGGTATCTATCAGCTGATCAATATCCTCGTTAATCTCTTTCTCTAAAGCAATGATCTTATCTACAACACTCGGATTTGATACGTATTCTAACCGCTTATACCAACGCTCTGCCTCGCGCATCTTACGTTCAATCTCTAAATCCAAGCATTTTATTCTTTCCTGCTTGCTCATCGCCGTCGTAAACATCGCCACCGGCTACCCCTCCTTCACTTAATCCTTGGAATGTGTTAAACCTTACTAATATTAATTATTTCAACTTCAAAATCGACTTCACATTCAGCACCACATTTGTTACAGATACAAGTATTTATTTCAGCATGGTTAGCACTATCGCTATTTCCATTCCCACAATCTGGGCAATCCCAATTAACTAACATATATATTTTCCTCCTTCGCACTTTTTACAGACTGCGCCCTACTCTCCCGTCCCTAGTAATCCGTAACCAGCTATGTCCTGCCAAGGATCTTCTTGCCCCTGCTTGCCGTTGGCTACCCGAAATAGCTTATCCACAACCCGGATAACTCCCAACATATCCCGGTATTGCTCAGGTCTAACACCGTCTGGATATAAAACCTCTAAGATGCTACCGCCCCGGTTAAAAGCATCACCATACTGTAGGTTTTTCTCATCTACCAGAGCACCTATGGCTTTACCCAGGGATTCGTATTTACCTACTACTTGGTACGGGATCGGTTCCTCGTCCTCTGGCCCAAATCCCTGTTCCCTTTGTGCCAGTTCATATTGCAGCACGTCCTTAACCGTGATTTCCGGTTTTTCTTGTGCTACACTGTTTTCGGCAGGCTCCTGGCTCTCCCGTTCCGGCTCCTGGTTCGCGGCCTGTGTCGGTTCGGGTTCCGGAATCTGCTCCATAGCTTTAGCACGGTTATAGACAGTGGTGCGATGTAGGCCGGTTTCCTGGGCGACGATCCCGCTGGCCTTGTACAACGATATTCCTCGTTCTGCCGCTACCTCTTGGGCTCTTGCCACAATGGCCTCAAAATCAATGTCCTTTTTAGGCATTTCCTCATCCTCCTCTTTATCTCTTCGTCCGGATCCAGGCGTTAATCTGAATCTGGCCGGGTCGTCCCACCCTTCCGGGAAGGCGTCCATGGTGCCGATCAGCACCTTGTTGCCATCCTCATCCAACTTGTACCGGTAGACCGTTGAATCGATAAACCCCTCCGGCGGCTCGGGTGCCGGTACCGGCGCGTGCTTTTTCGGATTGTCTGCCCCGGGTTCCAGGCAGTTGATGTAAGAGTCAGGCTTCATGGCGTACCTCCTCGTATCTCGGCCTTAAGATTGGCCAGCAATTCCTCTTGCCGTATGTTTTTCCCCTTCAGCACTTGCAACACTCGATTGTCCATCGTCCCTTCGGTCAGCAGATGGTAGATCCTTACTGTCTGCTTTTGACCTTGTCGCCACAGCCTGGCGTTAGCCTGTAAGTACAGTTCCAGTGACCACGGCAGCCCAAACCAGATTATGATGCTGCCGCCGTCCTGCAAATTCAAACCGTGTCCGGCACTGGCAGGATGGGCGATCATCAGTTTAATTTTTCCTGCATTCCAGTCTTTGATGTCTTTTTCAGTGTCCAATACCCTTGCGTTTTTAAACCGCTGCAGGATCCGTTCTTTGTCACTGATGTATGAATAATAAACCAGGACTGATTCTCCTCCTGCTTCTTCGACCAGCTCCTCTAAAGCCTCCAGTTTTTTGTTATGGATGACTCGGTAGTTTTTGTCCTGGTCATAGATCGCCCCATTGGCCAGCTGCAACAGTTTATTTGTTACCTCTGCAGCATTCAAAGCTGATATGTAGTCGTCTTCCCCGAATTCAAGCACCGTATCCCGTTCCATAGTTTTATAAGTCTTATACTCCTGCTCAGACAGCTTGACCGGCCTGTCGATATATAACGGTTCTTCTGTCTGCAGATAGTCCTGGAACTTCATGCTGATACAAATGTCGCTGATCAGCTGGTCGATTTCTTCCTTTGCCCCGGGCCTAAGTTTGTATTCGTTGTAACCTGGCCTGGTGATCGTGTGAAAATATTTTCGCCGGTATTCGGTGATGGTTTTACCTAACCGCTGTCCCCTGTCCAGGAGATAAATTTGCGACCATAAATCCTCATATCCATTAGGTGCCGGCGTACCTGTCAATCCCACGATCCTTTTTACAAAGGGTCTTACCAGTTTCAACTTTTTGAACCTGATGCTTTTGTTGCTTTTAAAGCTGGACAGCTCATCGATGACTACTGTGTCAAAATCCCATTCACGTTTAAGTGTGTCCACCAGCCAGGCTACATTGTCCCGGGTGATGATATAAATATCCGCCGGCTGCTTTAAAGCTTGCAGTCTTTCTTTCGGTGTGCCTTTGATCTCAACAACTTCTAAGCTGCTCAGGTGCGACCACTTCTGATACTCTGTCGGCCAGGTATCCTCGGCTACTCTTTTCGGGGCGATGACCAACACTTTTTTGATATCCATGTAGTCATTTTTAAGCTCTTCGATCGCTGTCAAAGTGGTAACAGTCTTACCTAAACCCATATCTAAAAACAAGCCTGCTTCTGGATGATCAAGCACCCATTGTTTTGCGACATTCTGGTAATCGTGCGGTACATAATTCACTTTGCCGCCTCCTTTAAGAACCTGTCCACATCTTCAATGGAGTCTATTTTATAAACTTCAAATCCCAGTTTTTTAAAATCTCTTTTTACAGCCCGCTGCCCTGGGCTTAAATTCTTGCCCGGTCTCTTCAGTTCAACAAAAAAACTTTTCCCCTGGATCAGCACGATCCGGTCTGGTACTCCGTTATTACCTGGTGAGCTGAATTTATAAGCTTTGCCGCCTAATGCTTTTATCCCTAACCTTAAACGTCTTTCGATATCCCTTTCTAACATCTTGTCCACTCTTTTCCCAACTCTCATTTACTCCCTTCCATTTTTTAGGTGTCTACATGTCTACAAAAAATAGCTTGTCTTTATATATATACGTATTAGGCGTGTATTACGTGTATATACGTACCTAATTGATAAAATGTAATATTATATAGATATTCTGTAGACATTGTAGACACCAGGCTTTTAACCTTTATGGGTTCGGCGTTTCAGGTGTCTACAAAAGTCAAAAATTCTGTAGACATCTGTAGACATTGTAGACGCTAGTGTTCGCCGATTTTGTATTAGGTGTCTACAGATTAAAAATTCTGTAGACGCCTAAAACCTCTCTGTTTTCCATAAATTTTTCCAAATCGTAAATGGGTGTTTACTTTTTCCCAGCCATCCAATCCGCGTAAAATGTCATTGATTTCCCGTGATAAAATTGGAGTCAGCTGCTTAGGATCCCCGCGAAATAGCTCGCACCAAATCTCCATGACACAGGTCCTGTCCTTCCTCAGCTCTGCTTCTTCCGCAATCGTGTCAAAATCGTCATTGCCGGATAAATAAGCCCGCCGTTCATTAAGGTCCATATCTTCCCAGTTATTCGGATACAACCTATCCAGGTATTCAATGATCATGCCGGTCTTAGGGCTCTCCTCCGAGTGCTCTTTTTGCTTTTCCAAGGCCTCTTTAGCGGCTTCATCATCTAATATCAGCATGTGCCCTTTCTTATAAAGCGTCACGGCTTCAGCCCATATCTGGTCAACTTCATCCGGAAGATCAGTAAAGATGTCTTTCATCGGCAGCTGCACCCAGCAGTCAACTGGCCAGGATCTCCTGTCCCCGGTTTTATCCCGTAGGAATTCCCGATCGTTGGAGGTCCCGAAGAAAATACACTGCCTTTTATAGCGGTTGGTCCGGCGACCGTAAGCGGCCCGATAAACATCTTCCGATTTACTTAAAAACAGTTTTGTAGCTTCGATTTCAGCCTTTTTCGTGGCAGTCAGCTCACCCATTTCAATCAGCCAGACACCCTGCAGCTGCTCATAGGCTTCTTTGCCGGATACTGTACTTAAACTGTCACTGAACCAATCCCGCCCCAGGTACCGGATCAATGTGCTTTTACCTATGCCCTGGGGCCCGGTCAAAACGAGCATAGTATCATACTTTATCCCTGGCCGCATGATCCTAGCTACTCCAGCCACTAGGTGCGTCCTGGTGACCGCTTTAGTGTAATGACTGTCTTCTGCACCCAGGTAATCGATCAGCAGCGCTTCAAGTCTTTCCGTGCCATCCCAGGTCAAGTTGTTTAAGTAATCCCTTACCGGGTGGGTACGGTGCCGCTGGAAGATCACGGAGACAGCGTCAGCGATTTTTCCCGCGCCGGAGAGGCCATATTTGTGTTCCAGGAAGTACCGGATACCGGCGTCATCATCGTCTACCCAGTCTCGGTTAACGTGATCAGTCCAGGGCAGCTTGCCCGTGATGATCGCCCGGTTTGAGAATTCATTGTAGATCATTTTTCCGGCGACTCTGGGGTCGTTCTCCAGGATGATCACGGCATTATCAATCGTGTTTTTTAAGATCCCTTTGCGGTCATAATCCAGCTTCTTCAGCCAGGCGGTATCAACTTCATCGAATTCGAAGTCGTCTAATACTTCCTGCATTTTCTCTCTGCCCAGCTCTTCTTTTACCCGGTCGTTTTCACTGGCAGTATCAAGCATTTTTAAATAGCTGGGCATTTTGTTGGGCGGGGTATCCTGGCCAGCGTTTTCGTCCAGGTGCCTGTATTTATGGATCCTGACCAGGTCAAAGGCATTACACAGCATGCCGCTGATCGGGTCGGTACCGTGATGGCTGTACGCGAATTTATCTTCATATACTACCAGACCGCCTTCTGTGGAGCCCTCGGCGTAGGTGTACCGGTCTGCCGCCTTGGATGATATGTAAACATCAGATAAAAAAGTTTCGATCGCTTCATGGATCGTATAGGAGCGGCAGAAGGCGCCTATGATTCCCTTCTTGGTCAAAGGGTCTTCCTGTTTTTTGATCTCTGATTGTATACGGATCCCTTGTCTGGAGCTGACCGGCCAAAACGAGGAGTCCCGCCAGTCAAGATAACTGTCCAGGATGCTATCCGGATCCAACCAGGGGCCTTCTTGACGTTTGAATATGAACTCACCGTCAGCCGAGGTAGAAGGCCAGTACATAAGCCTGATAGGCTCATAGGTAGTATCGTCAAACATATCTATACCGATATCGTCTGCTATTTTGCGGCTGATCGCCTGGTATTCATCCGGCAGCACGTTTCTATCCAGAGGAATGATCAGCCTTAACCGGGGACTGTTGGGGCTGTGGGAATGTGTCGAATACATCACGATCTCAAAATCGTTGAGCATAACAATGTTGTCCCACAGTTCCTCAGTTGATATGTTTACGCTATCCAAATCTAGTGTGATCAGGCTCCGGTTAGCCAGATTCTCAGCTTTCCGGCGGCCCTGTTTCAGGGCTCCCCCGACAAACCCGCCTACGTCTTTGATCTCGTCCCGGTTCGACTTCGGCAGCTTCTTATACTCCTGGAAGGTTTCCCGGGTCCTGGTCGTAACCTTCAGCTTTTCCACCAGGTCAAGGTAGTCCATTTCGACATTCTTCCACTTGAGGGATTGCCGGCTGTTGCCTGTGGCGATCATTACTTTTCTTGATTCCGGTTTTTTATCTTTAGAGGTTTCTGCCTTCATTTATCTACAATCACCTCAATCCTTCTGGTAATAAAAACATTCATAACCATCTGCCTTTAGAGACAGCCCCGGCGCCCAGGGAATAGGTTCACCCATTAAACTGCAGATATTTTCCAGGCTGTCATGATCTTCTTTAGACACTTCGATTACACATTCATCATGTACGTGCATCACAATATCAAACCAATGATAATCGAGTTTGAGCATCGAGTGTGCCAGGCAGTCACGGGCCACTGCTTGTACGATGTTTTCCACCAGCTTCCCGCCGTAGGTGTCCTCTTCTACCCATTGCCAGGTTTTTTCGTCTACAGCCTGGAAAGTGATTTTTTCTTTTCCCGGATACCTTTCATCCTCGACTACTTTCGGTTTCACATAGGCTAGTCGTCGGCCGCTGGGCAGCTCTATGAACAGGATCCCGCTTTGATAAATCGCTCTTAAATATTTGTTGATTTGGACAGTGCTGCGGTCTGTTATTGCTTCGATCACTGCAGCTTCAGTATCGCGCCAGAACTGTGTTATCTTTGGGTTCGCCAGCCGCCACTGGGTAATGATCGTTTTTAGTTCATCGTCGGTCAGATCACCGGCACCCATCCGGATCAGCGCGCCGACCCCGCCGCCATAACCGCAGGCCAGCTCCGCCACTTTTCCTTTTTGCCTGAGCGGGTCACCCTTGTGAATAGATTCGATCGGGACCTTAAACATAGCGGCAGCTGAAGCTTCATATATTTTGCCGTGTGAATTGAAGACATCGATCCGCCACTGCTCACCAGACAGCCAGGCGATCACTCTCGCTTCGATCGCGGAGAAGTCGGCTACAACAAACTTATTGCCGGGTGATGGTATGATCGCCGTCCGGATGCACTGACTAAGAATTTCTGACGGGTTCTCGTAGCACATTTCCATGAGTTCCAAATCACCCGTTTTAATGGTTTTCCTCGCTGTGTCTAAATCGGCTATGTGATTCTGGGGAAGGTTCTGAGGCTGTATTTTTCGGCCGGCCCAGCGGCCAGTTCTAGCCGCTCCATAAAACTGCAGGATCCCGCGGGCCCGGCCGTCGCTACAAACTACATCAAGCATCTTTTGATACTTGGCTATGCTTGTCTTGGATAGCCGCTGCCGGATCTCCAGGGCAAAAACGATATCGGGACAGTCCTTGAATTCTTCTAATAGTTCTTTATGGTTCTTCTTCGTAATGCTGGTCACAGTCTTGCCGGTTCTTGATTTTATGAGTGCTTTAATATCCACCAGGCTGTTAGGGTTGTCTAAACCGGTGATAGCCTGGAATTCTGCAGTTAGCTTGTCGGCTTGTTCTTGATCGATTGCAATAGCGCTATGTACCATGTCAGTGTCTATGAGGATTCCGGTATCATTAATTTTTTGATCAAGCTGGTAAAGCGCTATTTCTTCATCCGGTATCACGATAAACTTCTCCAGTTTGTTTCGTATGCTGCGTTCCGCTTCCACATCCTGAGCGCAATATAATTTGAACTGTTCCCACTCTGCAGGCCGATCTTCCCGGGTATATACTTTTTTCTTTTTTGCCGGTTTGAATAAAGGGCCTTGTTCGCTGGTCGCGGCCCTGGGCATACAGAACAGCCTGATCAGGTTTTTCCCGGTGAACAGCTTTTGTTTATCTTGATCGATACCGACTGCAATACCGACGCTGGCCAGATTACCGGTGAAACCCAGCCGGGCCGCCAGGACCTGAGTACAGTCCCAGTTGACCGAGTTGATACTGAAGTATTTATTTATACAAACTCTTTCAAACTGAGCGTTAAACGCAGTTTTTACAATGCGTCGATCAGTTAGGGCGGCAGCTACCTTTTCAGGCAGCTGCTCACCGTTAGCCAAGTCGATTACTTTGACCGGGTCCTGATCAAAAGCATAGGCAAATAATAAGATTTTGAATGCCGCTGATTCGGCATACTTATGCACACCACATTCAGTCAGGCTGATATCGCTGTACGTTTCAATGTCCACGTTCAAAGTTGTCATAGCACTAACTCAAGAAGTCATCGTCAGCGTCTATTTCATCGAAGTCAAAATCATCCTCGGGGGCGCTGGTAACACCTGCTAACGGCTCACCGTCTTCAATCTTTTGGATACTGAGCAGGCTGCAGGCTACACCCCTGTTACCGTTAGCATTGAACGGATAGAAATTGACGGATACCCGGGCGTAACAGCCGGAATAGACATCATCAGATCCCAGTTCGATAGCTTTGCCAGTCTTTTTGTCTTTCTCGGTGCTAACGACCTTTGGAGCTTTGTCATTGTTTGCATTGATGAAATAGCTGTCTGCGTATGCCTCATCCTCCGGACGATCTTCGTCGCCGTCACGTAAGGGCAGTTTAAGACCGTTCGGTATCTTGCCGCCCCATTTAGACTTACCCAGTTCCTTGGCGTTGCTGATCGCTTCTTCGATTACCTTGACCATCTGCTTATCTGATTTCGGGATGATGAGTGATACGGAGTATTTAGGGTCGCTGCCGTTGATGCTTTTCGGCTCAAAGATATGAGCATAGCTGAGTCTTACTAATCCAGTCACCACTTTGGTATCATTCTTTAATACTGCCTGTATTTTGTTAGCCATTTTTATCAATCTCCTTTACATTTCAAAATCGTCTTCGGGTGAATTAAGAGCGGGTCTTTTGTCACTGTTTGGTACCAGGGTAGGCTTGCCTGGGGGTTTCACTAAGTAGGGTTTCGCCAGTTCAGCGAACCGGTTCTTTCCGAACATCTTTTCTAACGCTGTTATAGTCTCAAGGGTTCTGGGTTTCCAGATTTTTTCCGGCTCAGAAGTGTTTTGAGCCAGTATTTCAGAGAGGGCCTTTTCGTCTGTAATTTGACGGTTGCTGCGGCCTTCAACCAACTTAAATCCGGGTATTTCAGCACCATCCAGGGCCTTTGTTAAGGCCAGTTCCTTAATATCAGAGATCCAGCTTGCTATCTCATCTGCCTGGGTTAAAATATCAGCCAGGCGCTTGATGGTAATCCGCTTACCTTTATTAGCTTCGATAAATGTCAGATTCTGATCGGCACGCGCCTGACAATCGGCTTTGATCTTACAAAACTTGCACCACTCTCCGGGAGTTTGTTCACCTTTTCCTTCAAAGGCAAGAGCGGCAATCGGCTTTACTTTGTTCCCCGCCCAATCGAGCAGCATATCAGTGGATATGATAGAGGAAGAGATATGATTCAAACGTACCTGGGCAATAGTCGTTTTGATGGTCTGGATGTCATAGATAAATCCAAACTGTTCATAGGCGCCCAAGGCATATAGCATCAGCTGGGGATTATCAACAGCGCTCACTTCAACGCCTTTACCAAATTTGAGGTCAATGATCTCCATCTGGCCGTCAGCGATAATAATGCAGTCGCCGGTACCATACCCATAAGGAACGTAAGCGGAGAAATCCAGCTTGGTTTCCAGGAAGATCAACGGGTCCCTGGTAGCTTGCACAGCCGCATTAAATTGTTCAATGACATAATCGGTGTAAATAGATACTTCATCAATCATGCCTTCATAGAACAGTTCATGAGCCTTTATCCGCTCCCATTTATCGGGGGAATCAGCACAGTGCAGGTATTTTGTTAATATGAGTTCGCCGATTTCGTGGGCTAAAGTACCCTCAGCTGCATAAGGACTGGTTGTATCAGCAATTGCTTCTGTCAACCTGGCTGATGGAGGACAGTTCATCCATCTGTGCGCAGATGATGCGCTAAGTAGTGCGTGCGTCACTATAGGTCCTCCAATCTGGCTATGACTGCAGCAAAATCTTTTTCCTGCAGGTCGGTTACCTTTTTTACCTTGAAATCTGACAGGATCTGTTTCAGCTTGTCTCGGTTTCCGGCTGAGTTTTTTTCCACAAACAAAGCTCTGACTTGATCGATAGTGATTGTCGTAGCCGACTTTTCTTCGCTTGCTGCTGTATCGTCAGCTGTAGAATCAGCGGTTTCCTCTTTTATTTCAGGCTTATCAGAAACCGGCATTTCGACTGACACAGTAGCGGCCCGTGATCCGGTACCTTCCAGCAGCAGTTCTATATTTCCCGCGATAGCTACGGCCAGGGCATGGATCGCATCCTCTAGGGCCGGAGCTTCAATTTTGATGGTGATATCCATATAAATCCTCCTTACTCACTCGTCGAATAAACTGTCCTGTATCGGTCTCATAACATATTCCATGACATCTGGATCCCAGATCAGCTCGTACGACGACCCGTCCACAAAACCGTTTAGCTCTGCCTTATACTGCAGCGTCGAAGTCACTTTGTGCTCAAACATAGGAACTAAGACATCTCGCAGGACTTCATTCTCATCAGGAACGGTATTCCTATCCAAGTTGATTTTCAGGGATACTTTCACTTCGGCTTTATCACCAGACTTGCTGATCATGTTTTCCAGGGTCTTTTTTATGATCATATTGATGTCATTTCTAAGCACGGTAAAAGTATCACTCTCGATTGTTATTAAAGCGTTTTCCACTAGTCGGCCTCCTTTACTGGTCGTAATTTACTCAATTTCACGGTTTTATACCCCATCCCCACTAACGGCCGTGGCTTCCCTCGGAAGGTGTTCCCGATCGGGAACGTTACTCGGGCCCGATCCACACAAACCTC